TACCCAATTAAAATTCCAAGCATTTAGTGGATTCCAAGATATCGCTAATGCTTTTTTAGATACAATATCAAATGAAGTCTATCAATCAGCATTAATCGGTAGATCATTTAACGATATGGTTAAAAATATAGCAGGAAAGATAAATGGTGTTTATCAACGCTCTAATGAAAACGCTATTAATAGATTGGTCGACTATATTGAAAAGAACAGATATACGACAAATAAAGCTATTTTAGATAGAGTTAATTCAGCTAAATCAACATTGGCTAGTAAATATGGTGCTGATATCTTAGGTGAGAATATGCGTAAATATTCTGGTCAAATAGCACATGACAGTATTATGCAGTTTGATGGTCAATTCGTTAAATACAAGGCAGATCAAGCAGGAATCAAGCAGTTTAAATATTCTGGTACAAGGATAGATACCACTAGAGATTTTTGTGCAAGACAAATGGGTAGAGTATTTACAGAAGAAGAAGCTAGGAATTTATGGAGTAATTCAAGGTGGAAAGGTAAGTCTGGAAGTGATCCTTTTGTTGATAGAGGCGGTTATAGATGTCGTCATAGCTTTATTGTTTATGATCCTGAGTGGGAAACTATACTTGACGAAGAATAAAATATCTCATACATCTTAAAATAATACTAACTTTAAAGGAGTAATACTCATGGCTGACGAGCAAAACACGGAACAGGTGGAACAAACAACAGAGAATGTTGAAAATGTAGAAACAAAACAGGAGCAACCAAAAGAAACTTATGTAAATAATAAAGGCTCACAAATTGATATTGACAAAGTTGTTGGTGAAAGACTCAAGCGTAGAGAAAGACAGATCGTAGAAGAACTTGGTGTGGAAGATTTGCAACAAGCTCGTTCTGTTATTGATGAACGAAAAAAACTAGAAGAACAAAAACAACTTGAAAAAGGTAAGTTTGATGAAGTGATGAAAAAGAAAACGCAAGAGTTTAATGAAAGAGTCACTAAGTTAGAACAGGAATTAAAAAACGAAAGAATAGATAAACAGCTTATAACTGCGGCATCAAAAAATAATGCTATTAATCCAGATCAGATTAAACAACTGATGAAAGATACAGTGCATTTAAATGCTGAGGGTAAGGTTGAAGTTCTTGATAAAGATGGAACACCACGCTATAACAAGCAAGGTGATCCTCTTACTGTTGAAGAAGCAGTGCAGGAATTTCTTACGCAGAACTCACACTTTCAAAGCGCAACTCCAAGTGGGAGTGGAAGTGTTAGTAATGTGGGCAAGTCAGATACGAATAAGACTTTAAATATTTCGGACTTAGATATGAGTAAACCAGAAGATCGTAAAATGTATGCGGATTACCGCAGAAAAAGAGATTCGGTGACTCATTTAAAAATAAACAAATAACTTTAAAGGAGTTAAAACATGGCAAACGAAAGTACAAGTTCAACGTTAAGTGAACTATATACAGAGATCGTTGCTGAGGCTGAGTTCGTAATTCAAGAGAAATCTATAATGAAGAACTTAGTAAAGAACTACACAATCGCAGGTGGCGGTAAATCTGTGGAAGTTCCGATCTACTCAGCAATAAGTGCATCAGCAGTAGCTGAAGCAACTGACCTAAGTAATACTGCAGTCAATCCAACATCAGTGACGATTACTGCATCAGAAGTAGGTGTAATGACTACACTTACTGATCTAGCAAGAAACTCAGCATCAAGAAATGTTGCTGCAGATATTGGTAGATTATTTGGTGAAGGTATTGCAAAGAAAATGGACGAAGACCTAATCGCATTATTTGATGGTTTCTCAGTCACTTTAGGTGACGGAACAGGTGCGATAACAGCAGCGTCAATTTTTAATTCAGCATCAACATTAAGATCAGCAGGTTTACCTGTCGAAGAATGTTATGCAGTATTACACCCTAAGATTGCTTATGACTTAAAAGCTAATCTAACTAATACATTTGCTAACGCTAATGCAAATGACCTAGTTAATGAAGCATTAAGAAGTGGCTATGTAGGTTCTATTGCAGGTATTCAAGTATTTGAAACTTCAAATATGGCTAATTCAGGCAACGCAGGTGACTATAAAGGTGGTATTTTCCACAAAGACGCACTTGGTCTAGCTATGATGCAGGACATCAAGATTGAAACTCAAAGAGATGCTTCTCTAAGAGCAGACGAAATTGTTGCAACTGCAGTTTATGGCGTAGGCGAACTACATGATTCTTATGGTGTAGAATTACACTTTGATTCATCTATTCAGTAGTATAGACTATGGGTGGGGATATACTCCCCACCTACTATTAAGGAAACTATTATGCAATTAGTAAAATTAAAAAAAGATGGAAAGATAATCACAAGAACAAAATTTGATTATGAAAAAAATTTAATACATTGGAAATTAAGAGGCTTTGAATTAGTAGAAGATAAGCCAATAGAAAAACCAAAAAGAACTAGAAAGAAAAAAGAAGATTAATGGCAACAACAGAATTTTCAGTAGCATTATCTCATGTGCAAGAATATCAACCAGATATTGCTGAATATGGTATTGCAGATTTTGATACACAATTACAACATGCTGAAGATGATGTTATTCGCCAAGTAAGAGAAGAATGGTGGGAAAGATATCGCCATACAGTCAGATATAAAGATATTACCAAGATTACTACTATTGAAATGAATAGTGCTTTATTGGTTAATTCTCAATGGATAAGAGCAGTCGTATATAGAGCTTTATCAGATTATATTTTACCTATGCTTACTAAATGGAAAGATCCAGATGGCGGTGATGGTGCCGATACTTTTCAAGTTAAAATGGATTATTATAGAAAGAAATACGCAGAAGAATTTCAAGCTATTTTGCGTGATGGTGTTAAGTATGATGAAAATAATGATAGCACCATACAAACTTCTGAAGAAGAGCCTATCCATCATTTACGATTAATTCGTTAATGCTTGATGTCAAAGACAATAGTAAGTTCTTTAAACAACAACTAAAGAAGAAATCAGCAAAGATACATTCAGCAATACAAAAAGCATTAGGTCAAGCATCTGCTTTTCAAGTCAGTGCTATCCGAGAAAGAACAGAACAAAGAGGAAAAGATGTAAGAGGTAGACCATTTAAACCTTATTCAAAAGGATATATTCAAGCTAGAAGAAAAAGAAACAACGATCCAAGTAATCAAGATACAACACCTAAAAATTTTGTAGATTTAAACATGACAGGTAAGATGTTTAGTTCTTTGACATTCACCACAAGACCTAGTCGTGGTATAGTGTTTTTTAGAAGTGCAGAACAAACTAAAAAAGCATTAATTCATAATGAAGGTAAAGGGAAAATGCCAAAAAGAGAATTTTTTGGAATATCAACAATAGAACAAAAGAAAATTAATGCAATTATTGGAAAAAGTATTAAAAAGGCGTTAGCATGAGTTTAAGAGAAGATATTGCAGGTAATATAATTACTACCCTTGATGCAGTCACATCACCTATTGAATTTAAAAAGATAACTCGTGAGCCATTTAAAGTAGAAGAATTAGCTGATCCACAGTTCCCTGCTTTATACATAACAACATCAGATGAAACTAGAGAAGATTTTGCATTGGGTGATTATTCAGCAGGAAAAAGATCAGGAACTATTGATTTTATTATTGTCGGATATGTTAAGGGTACAGAAACAAATATAGATACTAAAAGAAATCAATTAGCAGAAGTTGTAGAAGAAATACTTGATACTGATAGAACTCGTGGTGGTACTGCTAAAGAAACTAAAATTATAGAAGTAAACTCTGATGAAGGTACTCTTTTTCCTTTAGGTGCGGTAAGAATTGTGGTAAGGGTATTTTATGAATTTGTACGAGGTACATCATAATGGCTAAAAGAATCAAAATGATTATGCCTAACGGAAATAATAGTATTGAAGTTTGGGATAATGATATAGACAAATTTCTAGCGAAAGGTTATAAACTTGAGCAAGAAAAAAAATCTACTAGATCATCTAAGAAAAAAGATGTAGAAGTAGAAGAACAAACCGTAAAGGAGAATAAAGAATGGCAACACACGTCGGAACAAGTGGAGTAGTCAAGGTTGGTACTGATACTGTGGCAGAAGTCACAGGTTTTACAATAGACCAATCAAATGACACAGTTGAAGATACTACACTTACAGATACATCTAAAACATACAAGGTGCTTAGAAGCGATGCGACAGGTACTATTGAATGTCATTGGGACGAAACAGATAGCTCAGGTCAAGGTGCATTAACTATTGGTGCTTCAGTGACTTTGAACTTATATCCAGAAGGATCTGATTCAGCAGATACATATT